CTGAAATACAAACAAGAAACAGGCAGAGGCATGGAAGATTTTGTAAGGTTACAAAAGGACTATTCCGATGTTTCGCCTGATGCTTTGGTAAGAGAGTATTTAACTATTACTGAAGAAGGTCTCGATCCTGAGGATATTGAGTCTTTAATGGAAGACTTTGAATATGACGAGGAGGTAGACGATGAATCAGTAGTAAAGAAAACTAAATTAGCAAAGAAAAAAATTATTGCTAAAGCAAAACGATTCTTTAAGGAACAGCAGGATAAATATAAAGTGCCACTTGAGTCAAGGGGTAACCAATTCGCTGAAACAGAAGAATACAAAGCTTATCAGCAATATGTAAACAAAGCTCAAAGTCAGCAGGAAGAAGCAAATCGCAAAAGCGAATGGTTTACCAAAAAAAGTGATGAACTGTTCGGTGGTGAATTTAAAGGTTTTAAGTTCAAGTTAGACGAAAGCGAAATATACTTTTCACCTGGGAATGCTTTAGACATTAAGAAAGCGCAACAGTCGCCTTTAAATTTTGTAAATAAATATTTAGACGACAAAGGTTTACTTAGTGATGCTGAAGGATACCACAGATCTTTAGCTATGGCTATGCATCCTGATAAATTTGCTCAGTTTTTTTATGAGCAAGGAAAGGCAAGTGCAACTGAAAATGTTATGCGTAAAACTAAAAACATAGATATGAAAACGCGTAATACACCAGAGGCGCAAGCAAAGTCAGGGTTTCAAGTCAAATCAGTTTCATCGCCTTCGAGCAATGGGCTAAAAATTAAAAGTATAAAAAGAACTTAATTATTAATATAAAATTTAGATTATGCCAGGACAAGTTAAAACTACGCCTACTTTCGCATTAACGCCGAGTTCAGAAAGAACTCCAACTGCGGAAAACTACATAACTAACTTTGACTTCTTAAATCAGTATCTACCTGATACTTATGAAAAGGAGTTTGAGCGTTATGGAAATAGAACAATCTCTTCATTCTTACGTATGGTAGGAGCAGAGATGCCTACTAATTCTGACCTTATCAAGTGGGCAGAACAAGGTAGATTACACACGAAATATACACAAGTTGGTAGCGCTGGATTAGTAAACGCTGATCAAGTTACATTCCAAGTAAACGATGTACTAGACCCAACAGCTGCTGAACAAGTTATTCGTGTAGGACAAACTATTGTTGTTGTACAAAATGACGGATCAGGATCTAACAAAGCTGTTGTAAGCGCTGTTAACAACGCTGCTGGTGGTAGAGGTCAATTCACTGCTGATTTTTATGAAGCAGGTGGACTTGTAACTGCTGGTACAGGTGTTGGTAACGCTGATGTTACAGTATTTATTTATGGTTCTGAATTCAAAAAAGGAACTGCGGGTATGCAAGGCTCTCTTGAATCAAATGATTTTATCTTTGAAAACAAGCCTATCATTATCAAAGACACATATACTGTCTCTGGTTCTGACATGGCACAAATCGGATGGGTTGAAATTACTACTGAGGATGGAGCTACAGGATACCTATGGTACCTTAAATCAGAGCATGAAACAAGACTAAGATTTGATGACTACTTAGAAACTGCAATGATTGAAGCAGTGCCTGCTGAGCAAAACTCAGGTGCGGCTGCAATTCTAGGAAGTTCAGGTGGTGCTGTTAATCCAGGAGCTGGATCTGATGGTATCTTCTACAGTGTACAACAAAGAGGAAACATTTGGGACGGTGGAAATCCAACTGTTCTAGCTGATTTCGATAATGTAATTAGTCGTTTAGACAAGCAAGGTGCGATTGAAGAAAACGTTTTATTCGTTGATCGTCAGTTTGCTTTTGATATTGATGACATGCTAGCTGCTCAAAACGCTTATGGCGCGGGTGGTACTTCATACGGTCTTTTTGACAATGATGAAGAAATGGCATTAAATTTAGGATTTTCAGGATTCAGAAGAGGTTATGACTTCTACAAAACTGACTGGAAATACTTAAATGACCCAACAATGAGAGGTGGATTACCAACAGGAGCAGGTTCAGGACGTGTAAACGGACTACTTGTGCCAGCTGGTTCTACTAGTGTTTATGACCAAATACTTGGTAAAAACGCTAAGAGACCTTTCTTACATGTTAGATACAGAGCTTCAGAAACTGAAGACAGACGTTACAAGACTTGGATTACTGGTTCTGCTGGTGGTGCTGCTACAACGGATGTGGATAACATGCAAGTTAACTTCTTGTCAGAAAGAGCTGTTTGTACTTTAGGTGCTAACAACTTCTTTATCTTCCAAGAGTAATTATGGTTAATAGTCAGGGGGGCTAAGGCTCCCCTTTTTTTAAAATTAAATCTAATCTAATGAAAACTACTACTAAATACGTAGATAAAATCTACAAACTCACTCGTGAATCGGCTCCATTATCTTTAATATTAGCCTCGAGACACACACAACGATTTCCTTTACTTTGGTTTGATGAAACTACCGGAACTAATAAAGCTCTAAGGTATGCTAGAAACCAAAATTCACCATTTCAAGATGAACAAGATGACAATGCTATTCTTGAACCTATTATTTTTGAGAATGGTTTTTTAACAGTTAAAAAAGAAAATCAAGTTTTACAGAGATTTTTAGAATACCATCCCGGTAGAGATAGAATTTATGTAGAAGTTGATAAAGCAAAAGAAGCTGCTGATGTGGTTGAAGATCTTAACGCAGAGGTAGATGCTTTGATTGAAGCAAGAAAACTTAAAGTTGATGAGGTAGAAAATATAGCAAGAGTTTTATTTCAAAGAGACGTAACCAAAGTCACAACCGATGAATTAAGAAGAGACATATTAGTGTTTGCTAAAAATCAACCAAAAGATTTTTTACTTCTTTTAAAAGATCCTGCATTAAAACTTAACGCAAAGATTCAATTGTTTTTTGACAAAAACCTTTTACAATTCAGAAACAATGGTAAGGAGGTGTATTTCAATACGCCATCAAATAAAAAGAAAATGTTAAATATACCTTACCAAGAAGACCCCTATTATATCATAGCATCTCATTTTCAAACCGATGACGGTTTAGAGGCTTTGAAGCATTTATCGGGTCTGTCAAAAAACGTATAAAAAATTTTGTATATTTATATATCTTATTCATAGAATTGAAGTTTCATTTGGGCCAGTGAGAAATCACTGGTTTTTTTTCTGTATCTTTGTTTTTTGTTTAACCCATAAATTTTTTAACATGGCAAAATATATTACAATCAATTCTTCTGATGATGCAGGAAATGCACACATCTCTACAGACAAAATTTTATTTGCTGAGACTAACTCGTCTACGGCAGCAAAAATTTATTTATTAGACGGAACTAAGCACATAGCAATTACAGGGACAGGTCTTACTTCAGGATTTGCACAAAATGTAAATGCAGCTTTAGTGACTGCTGCTCAAACTAGCTGGACTAATGCTACAGTAGCTGTTGACCTTACAGGAATGACAGTAACAGGAATAGCTATTGCATAAGGTTTTTTATTTGATAATCAACATCCAAAGGGAGGTCAACTAAAATTGACCTCTTTTTTTTTTACTTATCTTTGTGTAAAATATAGACAATGATAAACTCTGTAAGAAATACTGTCTTAGCGATTATTAATAAAAATAATTACGGATACTTATCACCTAACGATTTTAACCTTTTTGCTAAACAAGCACAACTAGATTTATTTGATGAATATTTTTTTCAATACAATCAGCAGATTAATGAAGAAAATGCGAGATTATCGGGAACTGGATATGCTGATATAAAAAAAGGTTACGAAGAAGTTATAGATTTTTTTTCAGTAACAGCAAGTTTAGCACAAACATATACAACATCTACAGCAGTTTCTCCATCAGGCCTTGCTAATGTTTACACAATGCCTACTAGGGCTACTACAGGTTCAGATTATTATTTATTAAACAAGGTATTAATATACAATACCCTTACAGCAAGTGGTATAAATACAGGCACAGCTGCGGCTAATGCAGGAAATCAACTGATTGATGCCACAGCAACTTTTACTGCGAGCATGGTAGGAGGTGTAGTATCTATTGTTTTAAATAATAATGTGGTTACAACGGCACTAATAACAGGATTTGTAGATGCTAACACTTTGAATGTTAACAGCACAGCTATAACTTCTACAGGAAAAAATTACAGTATATACCTGAAGTCTAATTTATCAGCTGAAGCAGAACTAGTAAATAATAGTAATATTACTTTGTTAAACAGCTCAATGCTTACGCAGCCAAATATTACTTATCCTGCATATACACAAGAGGGTAATACTATTGCTATTAGCCCATCATCAATATCTAACATGGGCCAAGTGGTTGCACAATATATAAGGTATCCAAAAGATCCTAAGTGGACATTTACTACTATATCAAACGGAGATCCAGTATTTGATCAGAGTCAACCTGATTATCAAGACTTTGAACTACCACTAGATGATGGAAATGATCTAGTATCTAAAATATTACAATACGCAGGTATATCTATAAGAGAAGGAGACGTATTTAAATTTGGACAAGTTGAAGAACAGACACAAAATCAAGAACAATAATTATGGGATACATAAACCAAGAAAAATATTATACTAATGATAACGTAAACCCCACTAATGAAAATTGGGGTTCTTATCAATATGTAAGTCTCGCAGATATAGTGACAAATTTTTTGTTAATGTACAATGGAAACCATTCTCTTATTAATAACGAAGAAAGGTATAAGATATTGTTTCACGCTAAAAGAGGTATTCAAGAACTAAACTATGATGCGTTTAAAGAAATTAAATCTTTACAGCTAACAGTGTATTCTGATTTGAGATTTGTTTTACCTTCTGACTTTGTGAATTGGGTACGTGTGTCAATGTTTAAAGACAACACTATATTTCCATTAGTTGAAAACATACAGGTTCAATCGGCATTATCATATGTGCAATCAGCAACCGCAACATTTACATATGACGGCAGCGGGAATGTAAATACTAAAACATCCTCTTTAGATACGGCGAGACAAGACGGAGCTCTAAATAGTATCTATCTCAATCAAGCGAGAATGCAAGGTGTTGACATACCTCCATTTAATGAAGATTATTACGATACATATATAGGAGCTCGTTATGGTTTAAATACTGAAACCGCCAACATGAATCCTACTTTTACTATTGATAAAAAAGCTGGTGTTATAAATTTTGATTCTACCATGGCTAATCAAGAATGTATTTTAGAATATATATCTGATGGGATGGAAAATGGTGATGATTCAAAAATAAGTGTGAATAAACTATTTGAAGATTACATATATGCATATATAAAATATGCTTTATTAAACAATAGATTCGGTGTTCAAGAGTACATAATAAACAGAGCTCGAAAAGATAAAACAGCGTTATTAAGAAATGCAAAAATCCGATTAAGTGATATTCATCCTGGTAGGTTGTTAATGAACTTAAGAGGAGAGAATAAGTGGATTAAGTAATGGCAAAATCGCAAAGAAATTTTATTGCAGGCCGTATGAATAAAAGCCTTGATGAAAGGCTTATACCCAATGGCGAATATGAAGATGCTTTAAACGTAAGGCTTGGTTCTACTGAGGCATCCGAAATAGGTTCAGTAGAAAATACCAAAGGTAACACTCAACTTAGTGCTTTGTTCTTTTTAGACAAACAAGCATTAAGTCCTCAAGCTAGATGTATCGGAGCTTTTCAAGACAGTGCAAATGAAACTATATATTGGTTTGTGCACGATCCAAACTTTACATTAGCCGATACAGGTAAATGCGATATGATTGTTTCTTTTGACACCAAAACAGCGCAAGTGACTTATCATGTAGTAAGCACGGATGACGGCAGTGGTATAAATACAACTCTAAACTTTAATCCACAGAATTTAATAACAGGTATAAACCTCATTGGTGAATTACTTTTTTTTACTGACAACCTTAATCCACCTAGATTTATTAATGTAAACCGTTCTTATGAAGAACCATTATTAGACGGTAATCCCCCAGGGCCTATAGCAGCTCTATGGAAATTCAAGGCTGAATCATTATTAGTGGGTGGCACAGAGTTTATAGGATTTCATCGAGGTACGTTGTTGGGTTGTCCAAATTCAGGAGCGGGTTTTGGGCAAGGTGTAAGCCCAAGTTTAAATCAGATACCTTTACCTGGTGTAGATTGCTATACAAGTAGTATTGGTTTGGCTTTTACTAAAGGTTATGGCATACAAGGCTCTAACTTCGCTCAAGGTTTAGCACTTACTCAATTTTCTACTGACACAAGTTCAGGAACATCTACAATTAATTTAATAAACACCGACACCATTTCAAATCCAGGCACATCCTCTATAGCTGGAACAATAACAGGTGATGATGGTTCCTCGGGATCTTTTACGGCAAACTATACGCCTTCAATCTTAACATATACAGATGGTAACGGTGATACACAAAATCCTGAATCTGGGGGTACTGTAATAATAAACGGACTAACTTTAACTGATCAAGTAACTTATACATTAACTAGTTAACATGGCTGCATATATAGATCAATTTACCGCAGAATCTTTACTGGTTATAAAAAAGCCTCCTATTGAAGCTCCTACTATTGTTCCATTTAAAAATAATGGTGACAACACTTATTTACAAGACAGGTTTATTTGTTTTGCGTATCGTTATCAATATGCAGATGGAGAGTATTCAGCTACTTCACAGTTTAGTGACCCTGCATTTATAGCGGGTAATTTCCAATTTGACATAAGTACATTTCTAAATGAGGGAATGCTCAATGTTATGAACGCGGTTACTATATCTTATAATACAGGAGGCCCGTTAGTCAAGGACATTGAGATATTATTTAAAGAAATGGATAACCCTGTAATTAGGGTTGTGGAAAAACTAAATAAATTAAATTTAGGATTAGCCGACAATGATATAGCTACGTTTGTTTTTGACAATCAAAAAATATTTACTGTGTTACCTGAGACAGAGATTCTTAGGCTATATGATAACGTACCCCTGAAAGCTCAAGCTCAAACAATAATGGGTAACCGTTTGTTTTACGGCAACTATTTTGAGTCATATAATTTAGTGGATAAATTTAACGATGCAGTTCAATTTAATTATAGTACCACTTTGGAAACAAGTGAAGTGGGTGCTGAAACCCTTCCTTTTTCTCAGGCTGATGCACAGTATACTATAGATGGCTGGATTAATAAACCAAATGCAAGGTTTAATTTTGATTTAGAAGGAACTAAACTTGTAAAAGGCGCATCTATAGAATTTGATATATCTATTTTACACAATTCATTTAGTGGAAATACACCATTTCCAACTGAGACCACTACAAATACAAACTTAAATTTCACATACATATTACAGCAAGACTTTAGCTCAGTATTTAATTTAGCCACAGATCCTGACTTTGTCGCAAAGATTGGTAGTGCAACAACTATTTCTACGGTAGCAAACTCTTGTACAGGCTCTACGTTTACAGACGTTTTTAATTGTGCTATACCAAATCAACTCGATGCATATTATAAAAAAGCAAGCGGTATAAGTGCTGTAGATCAACCAATTCAAATATATGCTAGCGCTAACAGCACAGAGATAGGATTCCAGTTTCCGGCAATGCAGTTTGTAGATAATATAGGTGTTCCCACTCAAACATTCTATGAATACTATGAGGTAACAGCTGGTTCTGTTTCATATAGAGAAACAACAAACAACTATAGCTTACATAGTAATCGTGGATATCAGATTGGTATTGTCTATATGGATGAGTATGGTAGATCTTCTACAGCTCAGATAAGTGAGTTTGACACGGTGAGCGTGCCCTGCTCTAATTCAAATCTAATAAATAAAATACAGGTAACCATTCCTGGAGGCGGAATCATACCCGCACAAATAGCTCCATACTGGGCAGAGAGGTACAAGTTTGTAATAAAAGCTGACAGAGATAATTACGAAACAATATATACCAATATATTCTATGAAGAACCTGACGGAAATGCTGTATACTTTTTATTAGAAGGAGAAAATGCACAGAAAGTAAACGCAGGGGATAGGCTTATTGTAAAACGAGACAATGATGGATCATTATCAAGTTGTGTATTTACAACTGTTTTAGAGAAAGAAGTTAAAGAAAAAAACTTTCTAACTATTAAGGATCCACTAAATCCATCAGCCGATATAGAGATTCCTTCTGGGCCATACATGAAATTAAACCCTAATAATTTTTCGGCTACCACTAATGATGAAGCTGGAGGAAACTTTGTTTCATTTCCTGCAAAAGTTTGGACTGCAAAACAAGCCAACTATTATCCAGTTGTAAGTTTTCCTGTTACCGTAGCAATCGGAGGATTGTCATCACCTTTAACAGACGAGGTTTACACTATCCCAGCAGGAAGTCGTATAAAAATTACATACAGTAATACTCGAAGGGGAAGAAGCACCGCCTGTGAACAAAGATCATATAATTTAATTTTAAATCTTACAGCAACTAGAGAGTTTTCAGATTTTGAAGATTTCTTTATAAATGATAATGTAGCATCTTTACTTAATAATGGAGAGTCATGTAACGGATGGCCAAGAGGGACTTGTAGTTTTCCTGACACAACCAACAGTTTTAATAGCACGGCTTACACTACATCAAATGTAAACGATGTTCCACCGCCAGTTATAAATGTTGGTAATTCAATTATTGATGCAGCGGAGACAGTAAATTATTGGAGGTTTTATAAAAACACTGCAACGGGAAAACAATATTTAATGGCAACAGGAACAAACGCTTGTGGATCTGCTGATAATGCCACCTCTCGTGTAAGTTTACAAATTGAGGTTATACGAGCTAGTTCCACTTGTGTATTTGAAACAATACCAACAGATGCCTCTCCAGATATATGGTATGAAAACGATTTGTCTTTTGATATAGATTCACTAGGACAACACACAGGTAATGTTCAGAACCAAGTTGTTAACTTCCAAAACGCTGCAAACGTAACACCCCAAGATGCAATAATAGATACAGGCTTTTATAACTGTATAGCATTTGGAGATGGTATTGAAAGCTATAAGATAAGAGATTCTATTGTAGGTAAGCCTATGAATTTTGGTAATAGAGTCTTTACAACATCGGCTCAGATTTACAAAAGAGCACACAGATTTGCAGACCTTACCTATAGCGGCGTATTTAACGATGAGTCAAACGTAAATAAATTAAATGAGTTCAACCTAGGCTTAGCTAACTTTAAGCCATTAGAAGACATCTATGGGCCTATACAGAAGCTTCATGCCAGGAGAACTGACATACTTACATTCCAAGAAGATAAAATATCATACGTATTACAGGGCAAAGATATACTAACTGACGCAGGAGGAGGAGGCACTTTAACTTCTGTTCCTACAGTTTTGGGTCAGCAGATAGCAAGAGACGAAGAGTTTGGTATCAGTAATAACCCTGAAAGTTTTGCGGTATATGGAAATGATAAGTTTTTTACTGATGCGAAAAGAGGCGCAGTATTACAATTAAAAGGTGGTGAAGTTGGCCCTGAAGTGTTGGCAGTTATATCAGAGGTAGGAATGCGCGGATGGTTTAGAGATTTCTTTATTGATACCATAGGCAATCAAAAACTTGGTGGATATGATCCATACATGAACGAGTACGTATTAGCTAGCAACGGTGAAAATATTGCAGGCTTTACAAACTGTTTACCTTGTGGTGTAACAGAGAACGTACAAGTGAATCCTGCGGCGGAAACTATTTATTGTGTTAACGTAACAGAAAATGTAGGCAACGTAGCTATCAATTATGTTATTCCAAATTCTTACGAGGACGAGATATTCTCTGAATCAGGCTCAGGAAACGAACAGTTAATTACCGAACAAGGCATTAACATAGGAACTGAAGGTACTACGACAGGTGTGGGCTACACAATAAAAGCTATTTATAACAATGTAGAATATACTACTGGGCTTGTATATGTTAGTGGTACATTGACAATAAATAAAAATAGTGTTGAAGCGACTCAGGTCACTTTAATTGTTACTACTAATTCGTTAGTATCTGATACTATACAAATAACAACTGAGTGCCCAATACAAAATATTTTGACTATATACAACATAGCTTTAACAAGCGCTAGCGATGCTGGTAAATCCATACACAACCAATATTCTTGGACTGATAACATATTTAGTTCACCGTTACACTCAAGCTTAGTAACTTTTGCTAGCTCTACAAATAATCCAATTGTTTCACAATACGAAAGTGTGTCTGGCGTTATAGGTGCTGGTGTTATACCAAACCAAGGTGCGTTAGTTAACATGATAAGCAATAAAATACTAAGCGACAATTTTGATTTTAACACATCCCTTAACAAGTTTAGATATTTAAGAACAAACACTTTATATCCTAACGACACTTCTTCTATTAATTTATTATTGGGCGCATCAGCCGAAGCCACACCTATAGTTACTTCAGGAAATAAATTCTCTGCGGAGTTCCCTATGCCAAACAATGTAGGAGATATATTGTATATGATTTGGGATTACAGACAGCCAACAGAAATATTCTTAAACCAAGGAATATCTTCATACGATGCATGTTGTAATGGACAACCTTTAGGGCCAACTATAAATTGTGATACTATGCAAGGAGGAGGTACGGCATATCCTGATATTAGAAGTGTATTTTTAGGAACGGGAACTGGAACAGTCAATTTATCTTTTGATTCATTTGGTGAACCCGATAAATATATTGTAGAGTTTGATGGTGTTGAAGTCATAAACACAGGATACAGGGGTAACGCCTCTGAACAGGGAGCACTGAATTCTGCCTTAGCCAATCTTGGGCAACCAGCTGAAACTATACAGGGTGTAAGTGTGGGTACAGCTTCGTTTAGCAAATCAACAGCTACTACTACCGCAACAGTAAAAGTCTTTGCTCCAATATCTAGTAGTACATGGAGATATACTTTAGGTTGCCCTGGAGGTGTAGCTCCACCAACGCCGACTCCTACACCTACGCCTACGCCGACTCCAACGCCGACTCCTACACCTACGCCGACTCCAACGCCTCC